AGCCCGATGCTGGTGGCGTGGTACGACGCGACGGACAGTGTGTATACCGATGCCGGTACTACGCTCGCCACCGATGGCCAGACTGTGCGCCAGTGGAAAGACAAGAGCGGCAACGGCTTTCACGTCAACCAAACCAATTCCGCGCAACGACCAACTTTCCGGGCGTCCTCCAGCATTGCGAACAATCGCCCCGCTGTGGATTTCACCATGTTCACTCATTACCTGCGCAATGATGCGGTGACATTTCCCACACCCACATCAAGATGGACAATATATGCGGTGTTCTCGGCCGCGCCGACCGGCCTCATCGCTGATAACCGCATCTTTTCCTACGCTGCCGCTGGCTTCAACAACGATTACGACAGCCCACGAGGCATGATCATGCTTCGTAACGCCTACGCATCCGGCGAGGGCGGTCTTGACACGATTGGCGCATACCAGCGCAACGATGCTGACCCCGACAGCGGTCACTTCGCCAACAAGCCTATCAACAGCAACCAACTCTATCGGTTCGGCGTCTCAATGGCCAGTGACTTGAACGTATGGAATGCTTGGCTAAACGGTGTGAACGAAGTGCAGAGCATAGTTTTTCTAGACATTGTCGGGCCGAGCGGCCGCATCGGTGTCGGCGGGAACCCCATCACTGGCGAGAGCACTGATCTGGGTGGCTGGGGTGGATTAATTTGTGAGATCATAGTTTGCTCTGACCAGCTGCAGGTCAACGAGCAACCAGACATCGAGAATTACCTGAAAAGCAAATGGGGCTTCTCAAGCTGACGGGGAGCGACCATGGCATTCGGCGCGCTGAGAGGTTTCTGGACTAACACCGCCACTAGCGTAGGCAGTTCCTCGCAAACGCTGTCCAGCGGAAGCGCGGTAACAGGCGGGACGGTCAACAACGTCGCAGTAGGCGATCTGATCGTTGTCGTCGCGTCCGGTCAATCTGGCGGCACGGCAAATTTCAACAGCACCGGCCACAGCGACAATCTCGGCAATACAAACCCAACGTCGCAACCGACTGGAGGTTATTTCGAACTTCAAGCCCAATCGTGGAACAGTAGCGCGCGATTCGTTCAGGTCTTTGCCTGCCGCAGCGGCTTTGCCGGAAATCTTACTACCATAACGCTTGATACCAACGGATCAACAACTGACGATACGGTCTTCTTCATCGCGGTATTCGAAGGAGAGCTAAATACACAAAGCGGTGGCGTAACGACCGGCTGGCTGCGCGACAACGATATCGAGCAGGACATAAGCTCACCGTTCGATGCGCAGTCAGCAACTAATTCGCTGGGCGATTTGCTGGTCGGATGGGGCACCGCCAATCACAGCACTACCTGGGCGGCGGCGACGGTTGGTTCGCCTAACCCAATAGCCTCGACGCTGATCGGTAACGTCAACAGCGGCTCGACCGTCAAGGTCGCGATGACGTATCGCGTTCAGACGGACGAAGCTGACACCGGTCTGATTGGCTTTACTGCCGGCTCTAATCCAAGCGCGGGGCGGGTCGGCTCTCTAGCAATCATTCCGATTCCGAATATCAATATCTTTCCAGCGGGCGGTAACCTTACTCTTTCTACAGTAGCGCCAACCGCTACGCTGTCCGACAATCGCTTTGCCGTGCCTGCGCAGGGGAATCTAGCCCTATCCTCGGCAGCACCGACAATACAGATCTCACCCGCCCCGCAGCCTGCGGCGGCAAATCTAACGCTAGCGGGTCAAGCGCCCACTGTTACAATAATACCACCCGGTACGTTTATACCTGCACCGGGGTCGCTAGCACTCTCGACGTTTGTGCCACTTGTTCATATTAACATACACACGATTATCACGGTAGGAAGTGCCCAGCTTGTAATTTCCTCCACGATGCCAAGTCTCGCTATCCGGTACCCGTCCAACAGCGTGTCCTGGACAGGCACCGCCACGTTCGAGTTGATACCGCCGTTCATTCTGTTTGCGGCTACTCGTGAGTTTATTACCGAGCCAACCGACGATCTGCCGGACCAGCCCTTCAAGGGTACGCTACAGAAGGCGCTGCGGTTCGATCGTACGATCCTCAACGGTGGGGGCATAGGTCAGGTCACCATCGGGTGGGGTGAGCTAGAGCTCATCAACGCAGAGGGTGACTACGACGACCTGATTGAGCAATACGCTGTGGACGGTCGGCGGGTCGTGGTGCGGGTTGGTGTTGCTGGACCACCATTTGTGTACGATGATTTTATAACTGTCTTTGATGGAAGTGCGCTGGATTGGCATATTGACGAAAACGTAATGCGGGTGGAGGTGCGTGACAACACCTTCAAATTAGAGGTGCCCGCCCAGCCAAATCTCTACACTGGTACGGGCGGTGTGGATGGTCCCGACGACCTCGCTGGCAAGCGCAAGCCTCGTGCGTGGGGAACGCTAACTAATATAACCCCAACCAGCTTGATTCCATCGGAGCTCGTCTACCAGGTCAACGACGGTGAGGTTGTTGGAATAGACATTATCTACGATGGTGGAGTGGAGCTAACCGCAGCGGTCCCGGCAGACTACGCTAACAGCACCCTGTTACGCGCGGCCACGACAGGTTTGTTCGGCAGTGGTGCGGATATCGAGGCCGGAGAGTACGCTACTTGCCTAGCGGAAGGTCTGTTTCGGTTGGGGGGCACTCCACAAGCCCAGGTGACCTGTGATATTCGCGGTCAGCTGTTCCGTAACGTCTGGGTGTCCACGCACGCGGACTTGATCTTTAGCCTGGTGGCCCCAGCTAGCAGTGGCGACCCGGGTACGGTGCCGGTCACTGTTGACGATAATAGCTTTGCGCTGGTTAACTCTCTCCAATCTGCGCCTATCGGCTATTTCCTCAACGAGCAGAGCGAGGCTTCGGTCGCGGACGTGATTGCTGACATCGCTGCTAGCATGGGCGGATGGGCAGGCTTCCGAGGCCGCTCTGGACTTTTCGAGGTGGGAATATTCCGCGATCCAGACGTTAATATTCCAGTCGCACGATATAATAGAACTGACATAATGGGTGATTCGCTCACGCGCGAAAAGCTGCCCCCCGATTATTCGCCACCACCCTATCGGTTCCGGGTGGCGTGGGGGCGCAACTGGACCGTGCAAGACGACCTCTTCGGCTCGGTGGACGCCTCCCGCGTGGCCCACCTCAAGCAGGCCATGCACCTAGCCATCTCCGAGCCCAACTTCGAGACGGCTATACGTGGCGACCATCCGCTAGCGCAGGACCCTCCACCAGTGGAGTCGTTCTTTACCGACGAGTTTGACGCGCAGGTGGAGGCTGAGCGGTTGCTGGAGCTATACTCGCTAGCCCCCCGGGCGCTCTACCGCTTCACGATTAAGAGCCACCCGTTCGTCCACGACATCGGGGAGGTCATCAACCTGGCCTATCCACGGTGGGGACTGGACGCGGGGCGGAACCTACGGTTGGTATCGGTCTCTGAGAACACCGACGACAACACCACCGAGTTGATAGGCTTCGGGTGATGGAGAGGTTATGAGCAACGCCGCAATCGTCTACCTGAACCTAGCGGACGACGGGGTTATCACCGCCTCCTCGTCTATCGTACAGGCTCCTCCGTCCACTGTGCAGGACCCGCACGTGGCGCGGCGCTGGCGCAGCCTTGGAGCATCGAGCGAGTTCCTGCTCTGTGACCTGGGTTCCTCACAGTCCATTGACGTGATAGCTCTATTCGGCTTGAACATGGATGTATTGGGCCTCTCGCGCGTGCGTATATCCACCGTTGACGCTACCGGGGTGGCTGGCGATGCCTACGACAGCACTACGCTGGCGGGCCAGGTGGAGGACGACTACGACTGCCTAATTGATGTTTTGCCTGCGCCGGTCACCGGGCGTTATGTACGTATTGACCTTGCTAATACCGGCTTGGCTTACATTGAGGCGGGACGGCTGGTGGTGGGACTACAAAATGTCCTCGATATCAACTTTGCGTCCGGCTGGTCTAGGCGCTTCGTGGACCGTGCCCGCAAGACCGAAAGCCGTGGTGGCCAGATTTATATAGACCATGATGTAACCTACCGCATACTAAACCTGACATTTGAGCATGTTACGGCGGACCAACGCTACGGCTTTATCGAGCAGATCGATCTGCTCAATGGGGCGTCTACCGACATTCTGGTGCTTACCAATCCGGCTAGTGCGACTTTGGGGCGTGACAGTATTTGGGGGTTGGTGGAAGAAGTTTCCAGTGTTACGCAAAGCTTTGTATCCAACCCCGCCAGATTTCAGAAGAGCTTTCAAATAAGGGAAAGGCTGTAGATGAAAACTCTTACCCTAAGCAGCATGCTGACGCTGCTGTCAGCGCTGGCTTTTGCGCATGACGAGCAGCACGCTGGCATGTCCGGTGAGTGGATCGGTAAGCTTGCACTCAAGGACCCGATCTGGAAATATAGTTGCTGCGGTAACAACGACTGTGCCTCCCTACCAGAGGGGTCAGTGGTGGATCGCATCCAGGGCGTGTTTCTACACGAGACTGGGGAGGTTATCCCACAAAGCCGTGTTATCCGCATGGCCACCCCGGATGGGTACTGGTGGAGGTGTAGGTTCACGCACGGGCACAGTCACCCGGGCAAGAACCCAGCCGATCCGGAGGTGTATCGCAAGGTCAACGACACCCGTTGTCTAATTGGCCCCGCCCACGGTAGCTAACCCAACGGTGTTCCTCATGTCGTGGACCGTAGCAGTCGGCTTTATAGGCATCGGTGTCCTGACGGTTTACGCCGCGTGCCTATGGGGTGAGAGACAATCTGGGGACAGCAATTTGCTAAGGGTGATAATGCCGCTATCCATAGGTCTCGCTGGGATTGCCTGTCTCGGTCTAGGGCTGGCTTGGGCTTTCCTCCTCTTGTTAATGGTAACAGTCTAAGGGAATCGTAAAATGAGTTGGCGTCTAGCAAAATCATTAATCAAACTGCGCGAGCAGGTCAACGCACTTGCGCCGGGGCGAAGCATTCGGGACGACGGAACGATCGGCGATAAGGCTCACGCCAGCCGCAAAAGCGACCATAATCCAAATCGCAAAGGCGTTGTTCGCGCGTTCGATATTACACACGATCCTGCTGGCGGAATGGACAGCTACAAGCTCGCCGAGACGCTGCGTCAAAGCCGCGATCCGAGAATCATCAACGTGATAAGCGCCGGAAAGATTTTCTCCTCAGAGACCAAGCCCTACTACCAGTGGCGTCCGTACAATGGGAAGAACGCCCACAGGCAACACGTACACGTTGGGGTTCTGGATATTGAGTCTCTATATGACGATGCTCACATGTGGCAGCTGGGTGGTGGTCCAATTATTGTCGCGCCCACCGCTGCGACGCCACCAACACTGTGGCTCACGTCTAAAGGCGAGGCTGTGCGTGACCTACAGCGTAGGCTACGTCTAGAAGTCGACGGTGACTTTGGCAAGGCGACCGACCGTGCGGTGCGGGCATTCCAGAAGGCCCGAGGTCTGACGGTTGATGGTGTGGTAGGTGTCAATACTTGGCTAGCGCTGCTGGCGGAGGCACCAATCCCGGCCGTGTCACCGAGCAAGCTCATTCCCAAGCAGTTCGGCATCGTTGCGACCATGTTCGGTGGAGTGAAGGACAACGAGCGGTCGGCCTACGATAACAAGTTACTTAACGACACCGATCTGTACGTCGCTCTACCTTTCCGGTTCAAAAAGCCACCACTGATCAAAGTGACCAATCCGAAGAATGGTAAGTTTGTCATTGGTCTTGATCGCGACGTGGGTCCGCACAACGTAGATGATGACTACTGGAATCGCGGCGTGCGTCCCCAGGCTGAGAGCGGCCGTTGCGTGCGTGGCCCAAATAAGGGGCGCAAGACTAACCTAGCCGGGATCGACCTGTCACCCGCGCTCGCCAAGGCGATAGGTATCACTGGCGATCCAAAGACCGATCGCGTTGATTGGGAGGAGGTCAGGGCATGACCAACCGAGTCCACTGCTCGTTCTTCATGGGGGCGTTCGGTGCGATCTTCTCGCAGGGCGTGTTCCATCTCGCCGCTGCCGCACGCAAGTTGGGTGTGACCACCGAGGTCTATTCCTACACGCAGAGCGAGTCCGCGCGGATTGCTATCGAGAACGCGCGCCGCAAGCACTACCGGATCGCGGGGCTTGGCTACTCGCTGGGCGTCTCGGCGCTGACCGAGTTGCAGCGGCGCTGCAATTTCGATCTGGTGTTTTGCATCGCCGGGTCCTCGCTCGGCATCAACTACCCAATCAACCACAGCAACACGAGGCGGTCAGTGCTGTGGTACGGCGAGGAACCGCTGTCGAACGCCGGGGCCGGTCTTGGGTTCGGCGAGGTAAATACCACGCACTACTGGCACCTGCTCGCCGCTTATGATCCTCGTGTGGTGGCAAGTTTTGAACGCGAACTGCGGGTGCTTATCAACAGCGACCACGGCACCAAAGTCTAAATATTCTGCGGCAATCGCTGCAGAACTAGCAAAGAGGAGTTAGCTATGGACTGGATTGCTCTGATTCCCCTGATCGTTCAATCGATCGGCACTATCAAGGCTATTATTGACGTTGCCAGCGATAACGAGGGCATCGTCACCAATATCAGGCAGTCGGTGCCTGGACTGGCATCCCTGCTGGAGAACGTTGGTGGCACACTGTTCCCGAAGGTCAAGGCCCAGCTGCGGATCGCGGCCGGGGCAATGGCGGCCTTTGATCCCAACATCACCAAGTGGGTGCAGGGTAGTCTCAACGCGCTGCTTGCCGACGAGACCGGGTATGTTCCTCTGGTGGTTGATGGGCTCTACGGACCCAAGACCCGGGCGGCGGTGGAGCAGCTGCAAGCCAAGCTCGGCCTGACGGTGGACGGCTGGGCGGGCAATCTCACCCAAACCGCGATCGGTGCGGCGCTGTCTAAGCAGCCAGTGCTTAAGTAAGTTTTGCTCCTTCTCAGGAGCTTACGAGGTCCCGCCCTTCACGGGGTGGGATAGATGGTGGTGGGCCAATAAGGCACGTTGGCTTATCACGGTCTGCTATACCTTCCCAAACAACTTGCCCCCTGACCTTCACGGGTCGGGGGGCTTTTTTATGTTCGTATCTTGGAACCATTATCGGTCTTGACGACCGTGAGTACCTTGTCGAAGTGCGCGGACTCCACGGCTAGGTGGTCTACGTAGAAGATTGTCTTGTCCTGCTGCTCAGCCCGGGCGGATAGAAACTCACAGAGGTCCTGCACGCCCTCCACCGATAGATGGCGGGTGGGCTCGTCCAGAACCTGTAGGTTGGTGGTTACGCCCGCGTGCGCGAGTAATACGTCCGACAGCGCCAGCGTGCTGACCACCCGCATACGCTGGCCCACACCCCCACCCCAGACCGCCCACTTTACAGGCTTCTTGTTCTTGGGTGAGAGCACGGTGACGTTCAGTCCACGCTTCACCGAACCGGACTTAGTCTCACGCTCGATAGCAAAGTTGATCTTCCAGCCCTCCAATCCGCTCTCCGGTAGCATGAGATTGGTGACGAGCTCAAGCTCCTGTAGCACTTCCTCAATTATGTAGAGCCGGATATCCTTGAACGCCTTGACCCAGAACTGGGTGCGGCTGATTCGACGCTCCAGTCGGATGACCTCCTTGTCGAGCTCCTCCAGCCTATCGGTGATCTCATTGCGCTTGGCGCGCAGCGCCATGATCTGCTCACGGTATGGGTTCACATCATCAGCCCGCTCACGCTGTAGGCTCTCCAGCTGCCGCACCTTGGTGGTTAGCTCCACGACCACGTCTGCCACCTGATCAAACTCCTGCTGGGCGTTGTCGGCTTTGGCCTGGAACTTGGTACGGTGGGCGGTGGCGTCCTCCACCTGCTGGCGTAGGAGTTGGTAGACCTTATCGAGTTCCTTACAGGACGCCGCCTGCGATTCTATTAGGCTGGCTAGGGCGCTGAGGCGGGCGGCTAGCTCACGCTTGTGAGGGGCTAAATCTAGCCTCTGTATGGACTGCCCACAGGTGGGGCAGACCTTAGCCTTGGATAGGGAGCGGATTTCCTCCTGGACGGTGCTGTACTTCTCCCGCCGGTTCTCTAGCTCTAGCTTGCCTTTGTGGACATCCTCGGCAGCTAGCTGCATTAGGCGGCGGGTCTTATCGGTCTTGCTATCCAGCGCTCGTAGCTCTGTCATCGCGCTGTCGTAGGCTAGGTTGGCGGAGTCGCGCTTGACCTGCAACCGCTCCTGCTTCGCGCGAAGCGTCTTGATCTCCTTCGTGTGATCGGCGGTCTTGGCGCTGTGGGCCTTCTGCCAGTGGCCGGCATCGTACTCAGCCGTCTTCATCAGGTCCTTGATCTGGACCAGGGTGGCTTCGTGGCCCGCGATTTCTCCCTTGGTGGTTGTCAGCTTACTGTCTAGATCCCAGACCTTGGTGCGGGCCTCCTCGGAGCGTACCTCCCATCGGTCGAGGTCCAGGGTCTGTACGAACAGGTCCATCTGGCGCTCGGGCGTTAGGTCTAGGAACAGGGGCTGGCCCTGACCCTGTAGGATCGTGTGTGTAAACACCTCAAAGTTGAAGCCCAGCAGCCTGTCAACCTCATCCTGGCGAACCTCCTGATCGTTGATCGTCAGGCGGTTAGGGCTGGTGGAGCGTGCGATGGTACTCGCCTCCCCGTCACGCTGGAGTGCCACCCGCACCGATGGATTACCGGAGTTCCCCGTCCAGGGGGCGATGTCCGGGTTGCGCTGGTTGTCCACGGTGCGGCCGTACAGGCACCAGGTGATAGCATCGAATAGGGTGGTCTTGCCAACATCGTTGGCCCCCAGGCGGGGTTCCAGGTCATTGCGCCCGCGCACAAAGACCAGCCCACGCCCCGCTAGATCAACGGTTGAGGGCTTACCGATAAAGGACTTAAAGTTACCGACAGTTAGCTGCTGGAATTGCAGGTCAATCATTTTAGGAGCTCTAATCCAACCTTGAGGGTGTGGTCGTCTATCTTACTGGCGCGGGCGTAGGCCTCCACGAGTTCCTTGTCGGACCTGGGGGATTGCATAACGCGCTTAGACATACGCCGCTCCGGGGTGTTAACCACAGGCTGGATTAGGTAGACATTTAAGCCCTGCTCTTCAGCCAAGGACCTAATGTGGTCTTTTATCTCACTCCAACGCGCAACCTCATCCGGTTCAAGGACAACCTCGATCTTGACAATGTCGCCGGGATTAGCAGGGACCCGCTTTGGTGCCTTTTTGTAGATCAAGGAGACCAATCGCTTCTGCGCTCCGGTGCACTCAATCGAGCGCATCCGGTCATCCTCCAGCATAAGCACCCTTGGGGTGTAGTCGTCCCCGAACTTGATCAGGTACGGTGCCCCACAATAGGTGACGGGTCCAACGGTCTGGGGCACGTGGACATCCCCGGAGATTACCCGGGCCTTAGGCTTGAATACATCGGTGGGAATGCCCTCCAGGACGTGCCCGTGATCCCTAGCGCCCGTAAAGGTATTATGGGTGAATATCCAGTCCCAGTCCCCCTTAGGAGCGACCCCAGCCCAGTCCCGCTTATAATTAGGGGTATGGGGGAGCCAGAGCACCTTGCCTAGCCCCCTCACAACGTCGCTCAGTGGGTCCTTGGGGGCGGGGGTAGCCCGGGGGCTCCCTAGCCAAAATACGCGCTGCAATCGGCTGACAAACGAAAAGTAGGGGGTGTCGGACCCGGCTAGCGATGTATAATCATGGTTCCCCATCGGTATAATAACCGGGCAGTGCTTGCTTAATTGGTAAAGGTACTCTACGACCTGGTTAACCAGCACGGCCGGGTGCCAGTCAGCGTCGTCCGTTAGGTCTCCTAGAATTATGATACCCTCGACATCGAATTGACGTGCGAGGGTGTTAAGCTGCTTCTGAAACTCGTGGCGGTATCGGTCCCGGGGATTGGTGTTGAGGTGCAGGTCACCTGTAACCAGGAAGGACATCCTAGATTTCCCTCTTCCACCCCGGGGGGTCGTGGGCCTTTATCATATCATCGAACAGGGCGATGTGGACTTCCTCGCGTCCGATATAAACGGTGGCAACAAGACGACATACGCCACTGGGAAAGACAGTTGCCATTACGAGGACAGGCTGGTTGTTCTGCTTGGCAATCAGCAAGGCATCCTTGTCGTGCTTTTCAGCTTCGCGCGTTGCGGTCTGCCAGAACTTAGCGAGCTTGCCCTTCCGCTTAAGGATGAAGGATGCTAGGTCTAGGCTACGAACGTGCTTACACTCCACGTACCATGAGTTCGTGAGGACGTGGCCCTCCGGACTCACCGATACAATATCCCCGCTTTGGCGCACCTTGACACCCTTGCGGTGCTGGACGGTGGCACGCCCCCCGCTAATGGCACTCCTCCAGAAGCAATCTGACTGCTTCCCGAAGGACACCCAGAGCGATAACTGTTTACAGATTTTGCGTTCGAACGCAGAACCCTTGTTCTTGCCACCACCACGTCTCATGTATTTGCCTCGATATAATCGGCAAGGTTACCAAAAGTCACGGTCTCGAGAAAAATACCTTCACACGCTGTCTTGAATGCCAGCTTGTCAAGATTGTGCATTAGTTGTAGCTCTGCATCGGGGATGCTAAACAAAGAAGGTGCCATGCGATGCTCCCATTGCGCAAACATACCAATAGACTTGTAGTACTGAGCGCAAGCGCAAGAGTCGTTGCTCCCCCAGTAGTAAACCTCCTCTGACTTGGATCGACAAAAAGCTAGGAACCCTGCAAGTGAGGGCTTGTCCCAATTTGGGTTGTGTAGCATCGTTGTTCTCCTTAGTTAGAGGGCGTCTCACTCTGCGATTTTCTCACCAACGCTTCGGTGATTTCCTTAAGATACTCCCCAGTCTCCTCAACAACCTCCTCGGCGATCTTACGAATGAGCGTGCGGCTAAGTACAGAACTCAAAGTACCAGGTATAGCTTCTATCATCATCGGGTTACTGGCCGGGATGGTGCTTATGCGTTTAATAATACGTTCGGTTAGTTGGTTGCTTATGTTGGTCATGTGATTGGGCCAGTGTGTTGGTAGGTGGTCCGCGATTTCTCTCTAGTAGCGAATTAGCCGCAGGGTCTGAGCGGACCGTGGACCCTGCAACACGGTTAGGAGATCGGGACGCGTAAGCTGTTACCAGAACGCATCCCTAAGCACCGCCCTTGCCTAGCCTCAGCTAGTCATACCGCCGCTGGCCGCTTTAGCCAACTTTGGCTGATTAGCCAAGTGGAACTTGCGGAGTCGCTCGATTAGCTTGATATCGATTATGTCCTGTCCGAGCACTCCGTAGTAGCCGTTCCGTAGGATTTCCCTAGCTAGAATCTCCTGAGGAATGATGAATCCTCGATAGGCGGCAGTCTCAGGATGTCTCCAGGTCGGGTCGACGACCGTACCGTTATCGTCCACGCACCAGGCATGGAGTACGGGGATGATGCTGGTGGCGAAGCCCTCAGCATAATGTAGTCCCCGCTCCCGGCTTAGCACGGTGGCGTTCCGGTAGCATTGCTTATCGGTCATCTTCCGTAGACCCTTGGGCCGCTTGGCGGGCTTAAAGTCCTGCCCGCACTCGAGGATAAAACGTTCCAGGGGGCACATGGGGGCTTCGAAGAAGTCCACCATCTGCTTCAGATATTGAATTAGCTCCTCTTGCGCAGTCATCGGTGCCCCCGACGCTTTATTCGCCACCGGGGGGTCCTGCGCTTGACAATCTCGATGGGGCGCTTGATCGCCTCATCCTGGCCGGTTTTTATGTTAGTACCGTGTAACCACCCACCAGGGTTCCCACCCCAGTTGCAGTCACTGTAACCGGCCACGTCAATCACGTTTATCTCGACCTCTGTGTTGGAGAGGTCGAAGTAGATCGTCCAATCCTTGAGGGCTTTCATCGCCCTCTGGATTGCTGCTTCCTTGTCTGGGGCGCGGCCCCAGGAACTACCGCCGCCAATAAGGACGACGGCTAGATAGTCTGGTGTCATCGGTTCTCCTACTAAAGATTCGATGAACGTGTCCCACAGCTCACGCTCGGCCAAGTGGTCGAGGTACTCGCGGTGGTCCTCTTCATGCATCCTGACCTCGCGGCCGTGGATGTACTCAGTGACGTATTTCTCCTCCGGAGCAGAGCTCCGGTCTTGGTCGTTTGTTTTCATTTTTCATTCTCCTAAGTTGGTTTGTCTTCATCAGACGGTGGGGAACCACCCCATCCGTGACCGGGGTTACACCCCCGGTTTCGACTTTCATTCGAAGCTG